CGCGCATGGTGGCATGTCCGAATTGAGAACCCGCGCCGTGAAGTCACGGTGATTAGTAAATCGAACGATGAGATGAGGGACGGCGAACGCAAAACAACCGCAAACACGACAGACTAGCTATGAGCCGTTCCTCTCCATCGTCTTGTTCGCTTTGCCTTTGGTGCGGGAAGCCCGGCGGCAATAGCATCGTCAAGCACCCAAAAACCGCAGGAGTCGAGAAGGGCCGATACCACGCAGCCTGCCTGCTTAAAGCGCGGAAAGCTAAAGCGAACAGTAAAGATCAGTAACAGAAAGGAAGACAATCAACGGGATGAGTGCAAAAAACAACGTATGACGCCTTCTTCTCCAGCTTTCGACATCTCACCGGAGCGCATGGAATCGCTTGGCATTCGCTATGCACTCGATCCCAATCCGTTCCTTGAGTTGCCGACGGAGGAGGATCTCATCGACCTGTGCGGGTCGGTGGATGAGCTGGTGGAATTCCTGCGGCCACGGCATTTGGCGATAGAGCGGCAGTTGAGTGATCCGCTTTTCAACGGGTATGAGCCGCGTAGTTGGGAGCGGGCGCGGCAGCAGTTGGCCGAGTTGCGCCAGCAGAACCCGCACGGGGTAGTGTGGCTGGTGGTGCAGGGCGGCTGGCGTTCGGCGAAGTCGGAGTTTGCGGCGAAGATTTGCATGGAGACGCTCACGCGGGCCAGTGGCCGGCGGATGTGGGCGATGCAGCAGACGGAGCAGGCCAGCCGCGAGCGGCAGCATTCCTATCTGTATCGCTACATCCCCGCCCGGTGGCGACCGGCGAAGGGGAAGACATCCGGACGGAAGAGCAACACGCATATCAACTACGCCGACGGCCCCGGATTCTCCGGCGAGTATTTCATCCTGCCAAACGGGGGCGACTGCCGATTCAAGTATTACGCCAGCGCCATCGAATCGCTCCAGGGCGCCGAGCTGGATGTCTGCTGGCTCGATGAGCTGGCCCCCATGGAGCACGTGGAGAACGTCGAGGGCCGACTCGGCACGCGGAATGGCTTTGGCATCCTGACGTTCACGCCCGTCAATGGCTATTCGCCCACGGTGGGCGCGTTCCTGAGTAATTCCCGCATCATCCAGTCCACCGATGCCGACCTGCTGCCGCTCTACGGTCCGGACCATGAATTCCTCGGGTGGGAGAAGGTGCCGCTCGTGGTCCACTGCACGAATCGGCTGCGGCGCGTGGTCTATTTCCATACCGCGGAGAACTTTTACGGCGGCGCCGAGACCATCCGCAAGACGCTGGAGCAGAAGACCCGCGCGGAAAAGCTGATCAAGTTCTACGGAGTGGCCGAGCGGCGCACCGGCAGCGTCTTCACCAACTGGAACGATGAAGTGAACATCATGGGCGAGGACGGGGTGCAGTCCGTGTTGGCCAATGCCGGCGCCTACACATGGTATCAGGTCTATGATCCCGCCGGAGCGCGGAATCCCTACATGCAATGGTGGGCCGTGAGTGCGCAGGGGCAGCTCATCCTCATGCGCGAGTGGCCGCAGGAAGGCGATTACATCCCCGGAGTGGGAGCCGAGAAAGGCGTCTGGGCGCTCTCCGGCGACAAGGATGACGGCATCCGCGGTCCCGCGCAGGACAACTTCGGGCTCGGCACCCGGGGCATTTCCCGCGAGGTGGAGCGTGTGGAGCGCGGGCTGGCGGCGAAGATCCCCCGGCCCCGCACCGGTCCGGTCATCGAGCGCATCGTCCCCCGCGAACGATGGATGGACAGCCGCGCCGCCTCCGCGCCGAACCAGACCAGCGGGCGCTCCGTTACGCTCATCAACATTTATGAGGAACTCCCCGCGGAGGAAGACGGCACGGAGCGGAAGCTGTTCTTTGAGAAAGCCTCCGGCCGCCAGAGCAATGCCGATGGCGAGAACTGGATGCAGATCCTCCAGGACCTCCTTGTCGTCAATGAAATGACCGGCGCCCCCGGTCTCATCGTCGCCTGTCACTGCACCAATTTCATTTTCGCCATGAAGACATGGACCGGCAACGACGGCGGAGACGGCGCGTGTAAGGATCCCATCGACGCCGCGAAATACGCCGTGCTCGGCGAGCCCCGATACGTGGATCCCAAACCCCAACCCCGCGCCGATACAGACGCATGGACCGGATACGGAAGGAGGAGCGCATGAATCTATTAACAGACCGTCAGCCCATCGCCCATCAGATCCGGCAGCGATTCCCGTCCTTCATGCGTCGAGGAGAGGCGGTCGAACTCTTGCGCATCACCGGATTTTCGGAGAGAACACTGAAAACATGGTGTCGGACCGGAACGGCCATCGCCGGACTGCGGCGCCGTCTTCCCTCCATGAAGGAATACCGCTACTCCCGCGAAGTCATCATCGGCATCATCGAATCTGACAGTAAATAACAAAACACCATGAATACCACCGCCACCGACATCAGCCTGCTCGAAGCTCGCGAACTCCCCAAAGTGGAGGAACTGCTGGCCCGCGTGCGAAGTGCCATCAATTCCAACAGCGACCTGCTCCTCCGGATGCAGAATGCGGAACGGGTGCGCAGCGCCACATGGGACGGCCAGAGCCGCGATGCCCGGCGCGGTCGCGATGACAAGAACCGCCCCACCGGCCCGTGGGAGAACTCCTCGGATACCCGCATCCGGCTGGCGGATCAGGTGTGTAATGAGAAGACGCTCATCCTCCTCCTGGCCATGCTCCGCAGCCAGCTCACCGCCACCCCGGCCGAGATGGACGATACCGGCACCGCCGCCACCGCCGTGGCCCTGCTGCGCCACTACCTCACGGGATCCATGGAACTGGAAGTCTGGATGGAGATCGGCCGCGCCATCGACCTCATGGTCAGTTACGGCCACGGCATTCTCAAGGTGGACTGGAAGCGATCCGCCCGCCTCACCGAGAAGACCGTCACCTATGAGGCCCTTCTGGAATGGGCGCGTCAGTCCGGCGCCCGGGAACGGTTGGAAACCCTCGGCGCCCTCGCCGAGCAGGAAGGCATCACCGAGATGAGCGAGGAAGACCAGGCCGCACTGGAGGCCGAAGTCACCGCCGCCGGAGCCGAGGCTGTGGATGAAGCCATGGCCCGACTCACGGATCCCGTCATCGCCCCGCTGGTGCAGATGCTCCGCGAGTATGATGACTCCATGGTGGACGGCGAGGCCGCCCGGCTCGCCCGCGGGCTCCAGCGTGCCCGCACTGCCGAGTTTTCCTACTACGCCTACGAGATCACGGAAGACCGACCGCAGCTTACCTGCCTCCAGCCGTGGGTGGATGTCTTCTACACCGGCATGAAGGACTTCCAGAGCGAGCCCTTCGTGGCAGAAGTGGAATGGGTCACCGCGTTCGAGCTGCGCGAGCGCGCCGCCCTTGAGGGATGGGATAAGGACTGGACGGAGACCGTTCTCAGTCACCCCGGCCGCGCCTTCTCCGGCGGATTCACTCAGGGCATGGATTGGGTGCTGTCCGGCACCAATGTCAACTGGACCATCCCCACGCAGGAGCGCGACAACCATTACTTCTGTCTGCTCAAGATCTTCTACAAGGCCAGCAACAAAGCCGGCATCACCGGAGTCTGGGAACTCATGGCCCACGAGTGCTACCCGGACGGCTACGCCTACCACCGGCTGGCCGATTTCCCGGATGGTCAATACCCCCACGTGCCGCTCCCCCGCCAGATCACCCGCCGCCTGTGCGACTGCACCGGCATCCCGGAGGAACTGGAGCCAGAGCAGGAGCAGCTCAAGGCCATGGCTGACAGCCGCATCGATATGACCAGCCTACAGGTGAAGCCCCCCGTGGCCGTCCATTGGAAGCTCGCCGACAGCAATCCCCGCCAGCAGATGCGCCCCGGCGGCGTGGTGCTCTCCCGCGAGGATGCGCCCACCACCATCATGCAGCTCTCCGTTCCCGGCGCGCAGGCCGCGTCGTTGGAGAACGAGCGGCAACTCATGGAACAGGTATGCCGCCGGTTCGGGCTCATTCACCCGTCCGTTCCGGATACTGTCAGCCAGATGCACATGGGCGTGGAAGTGGGCCACTTCATGAAGTTCATCAATCAGGTGCTCGCCAAAGTCTTCGCGCAGCTACAGGAGAACATGCCCGCCATCACCGGCGCCCGCGTGGCCGGTGGCCCGGAAGTATTCGCCTCCGGCGAGGCCGATAGCCTGCTCTCCGCCGACCGCGAGGAAATCCGCGGCCGTTACGACTTCCGGCTCACCTTCGACCCCAATGACCTGAACCTCGAATGGGTCATGTCCCGCGTGGACGCCATCATCAAGCTGGTCACTTCCATCGATACCAATGCCATGGTGGACCGCTCCGGCCTGCTCCGCGCCGCCGTCTCCGCCATCAATCCGAAGCTCGCCAAGCTGGTCCGCACCAGTGTGGAAT